AAGTATCTGTTTATAGGCCATCTTTTACGAGGGCTGCCGACAAACGAATTATTCGATAAAGATCAACACTAGGAGGCAACATGACTAGAGATGAAAGAGTTGAAATAATCTATGGCGCGTCTGTGGAGCTTTTTTAAGACGCTGCTGAAAGGCGGTAAGGGTATATCGTTTGATGTGCTCGGTACAGCAGGTATTGCTCACAAGATCCTAGTTGAGGTTGAGAAAATTGTCGATAAAGAGACCGAAGATAAAGCTTCTGGGGAATTTGATAGCGCTATTGACTGTGGCAATGGCACCGTAGTTTAGCCCTTAGGTTTTATTGTTCCATCTTTGCTAATCTCAAAGCCTTGTGGAACGTATACCATCTGGCATCGACAATTAAAGTGCATCGGACTAATTGACAATTGCCACTCACTGCGTTTTCTAGAGTGATTATAGCCGCTTGGCTTGAAGTCTTCTAGTTTATATAATTTGAAGCTACCGTCATGATGTTTCGAAATGTGCTTGCAAAACGTACAGACTCGCTCATCCTCCATCTCTATTACAGCAATATCTAGACGATCCGTTTTGTCGCCATACAGCTCATACATAGCTTGATGGGTACCTACGGCTGACGAAGTCGTTGTTTGCTTACGTACATTCAAGTCCCACTTACTCTCAAAAGTCTTCGACATCTTGTTAAGGTCGCGAATGAGCTTATGTGACGATAATTGCGTTGTCGTACCATCAATGGCCTGATCAATAGCCGCTTCTGCTCCGTCTCGAGGCAATAGGTCGTGGGCTTCTTCTAAAACGGTATTAAAATTGCCCATATTAATTTCTTTTACCGACTGATCTAAGGTTTCAATTATATTAACCTTAATTTGTTCAAGTGTTTGTTGGAATAGTCTTCGAGCACGATCAACAATCTCGTCAATAGAGCCTCTCATAAGGTCTTTGCTAATCTCGGGAGCGTGTTCGCCAAACAGATCGAAGTGATGGCGTCTATGTGCATCTAATGAATCAAAATAAGCGCCTTCTAGTATGCCAGGTACTACCTTACCGACTAGACCAATATCTTTAGCGATTTTGCGGGCATCCTTACCGGCATAATCACCAATAAGCATCCACTGTAAAGCTTTCATATATTTCTCAATAACTTTAGTGACATGGCCGCTTAAGTCTAATTTGATCTTAGGTACATTGCCGGTCCACCCAGGCGGCAGCTTATCGTCTGATTTTGCCAGTTTTTCTTGCTTGAGCCCACCAATGATTTCTTTAAATAATTGCTTCATTACGTAGCGATAGGCAAGTAATGCTTGTTTTTCTAGCTTGGTCAACAGCTTGATATGCCGATACTGCGCTAATTTACTTAGAGGAATCGGTTTTCTTTTTTTTAACATTATGCTTATTCCTGTGAGAATATAAACCGTACAGATCAACCTTTTTGCCGTCTCTATGTAGCGGCATACCAAAGCCCCTTCGTATTTTACGATTAGGTTCGCCGTCAATCATTTCGTCAACTTCTGTGCGACCATCGACACCGTTTTCTTTGGCAGCTATTCTCTCTTCAGCGGTTTTGACGACCGACCTAAAGCCCTCTGGTAGTGTGTCAGGGTTTTCATTTTTTGATTCAGCGACTTCTGCCACAATATCAACGAGTTCTTGGATGACTGGGCTGTCTTTAATATCTATAAGCTTTTTAATACCTGACTGATATATTTCGCGCAGCTGTGGGGCACTAAGGCCCAACAGCTGACAGATCTCTTTGTCGGTAAATGGCGAACCGTTTAGTTCCTTTGCCAAATTCCAAAAACAGTAATTATGTTCGGCACTTTTGATATACCAAGGGCAGCCTATATCAGGCTCTGGGCTGTTTTTGTATTTTGGTCTATTCTCGGCCTGTATTGCGTAAATACGGTCAAGTGCTGCCGTGCATGGTTCGTTAAGGTTCCAGCCATGCGGGCAGCGGTTCGTTTTTTTATTTGGTGCCATCAGGTGCTGCATCCTTTTCGTTCTGCTTTAGAGCTTCAGCTTGAGCTTTAATTTTTGGCCCCATGTGTGGATCTTTTTCGAGTAAGTAACCCACATACTTTTCCAGTGACCCAATTCGTTGATTTAATGTTTGGAATCCGATGGTTAAGCTGGCAAGGGAGCTTTCCATGTGCCGCATTAGCTCAGCAACTTCGGTAATAGCCTCGTCTTCCGTTTTTACTTCTTTTTTGCCAATCAGGCCAGCTTCTTTGAGGTCGATAGGTTTATTCATGATATCTCCAATAACGCGTTTTTACTTACTATAATTTTAAGGGTTTATTCGGGGATTGTCAAGAAAGTTGCGGTATTATAATTTAGGAGATTCTGTGCTTTAGAGAAGATACTACAATATCTAAGGAGATACTATAATTAGCTACGTGCAATTTCAAGCACATAGCAGGAGTTTTTTGTGTAAAAAGTTACGCAGTGTCTATCTTGGATTATTTTTGTAACTTCTGTGGTGCGTATGAACCCTTCCGGGTGCATTTGTAGACCAAAACGCCTTCCAACTTGCGGTGCTTCGTAGTAAACACCACGGAAATTGCGTAAACTTTTACCTTGTTTGCGTAAAATAGCAGCAGTCATGTTATACCCAAGGATGTGGTTTTCGTTTCTATTAGAGTAGGATTGCGGCGGATTGGTGCTGGTAGCTACTCCAGCGACGCAAGGACGATCCGGCCCGTGAAATCCGGCACTTAGTTTAATCCCCTCCGCCGCATCTGCGTCTCGCCTCATCGCCATGTGCATCTGACCTTCGGCTATTAGGATATACCCAATGCATTGCACCACACAAGGTACGCCCACGCAGTTGTATAGGATTCACGCTCCTAACACGGGAGATACAGCGGGTGCCGAGGCCCATCTTGTGGACCCATTGCGGCAAACAAAACGTTGCCGCTATTTAACCCACTGATCTAAAATTCTGCCACACTTACGGCGTCGTCGTGGCAGAATTTGTACCCTTTTCTTTAAAACGCCTAATTTTCCAGCGCTTACAGTAATCCTCAAATGCTTTATCGCTGGTTGTGCGACGAACGTGCACTTGATGAGCTTTGGCCTTGCTTAGCTTGATCTTTTTAGCAAGCGTATCGAGTCCAAGAGCGGCTGCCTCTCCGGAATTTTTAGTTTGGTCAGAATTCAAAATTCGGTCGATTCGTGATGTCTTGTTATCCATATTACTCTCCTATCATTATTCTTATCGGCATTTAAGGGAAAAACTTTAGTTTTTTTTGTTTAGTTATAATTTCAGTAAGTTGACTCTTGCGTTACTCTACGTATTGCCGTGCCATCTGGCATAACCTCAACAACAGTATAGCCATCAGCGATAAACAGGTCAATATTTTTTTGATCAAAAGAGAAAAGAATTAAAACAAGCTCTTTATTGTAATATATATAGTAGTTACATGTCACAATCATTGTCTGCTCGACTGTATTTATAAATAAACCTAATCTTCCCGCAATCATAGACGCGCAACAATTTATCTCGTAATGCGTGTTCGTGTTCCGTCATGCTAGCTGGGGTACCAATTTTCTTTTTCTGGCGTGATTGTTTGGATATGACCTTCTTGTTATTTCTATTGAAATAGAAGTAGTCTGGCTTGAGCGTCTCGCTCTGTGTCCAACCTGCACGCAGAAATCCGCCTCCATCACTCCAGCGCCGGTCGCACCACGTTATAATGTCAGTTTGTAGTATTTTACTAGCATGTTTGGAAAGCCGAGACAGCCCACCGGCTATAGACCAGTCTTGCAGACAACAGAAGCGATTCAATACTACTTGGCTCGAGTTTCTGTGGTGCTTAGCGAAAGTAGCTAACGCGACCAGCCGATCGTTAAATTTTAACCCAAATGCGTGCGATAATTGGCATTTTCCCTGAATGTGGTTGTGTTCGAGAAACTCACTGGCAGTCACCTTGTCTACTGTAACTATTTTGCACACTCTCGCGCCAACGCGCTTATTATTTTGTCCAAAGATTGATCTGATTCGCGATTTAATTTGTGTTTGCCTCATTTTCCATTCGTGCGAGAAGACTTGTATTAACGTGATATCATTCTCTTTACACCATAAGTGTTTATCCAGATGGTATTTTTTAGGCTTACACGCTTCAGAGTGCCAGTATAACCCATTGTATTCAATACCAATTTTAAGTTCATGGATATAAATATCGATTTCTATTCCGTTTTTTCGGATTTTTTTTGCATTTGGGAAGATTTGTCTCACGAACTCTAACAATTCCGCTTCCCCTTTGGATGTAAAAAGGGTGCTTCCTGACGTAGCGAGAAAATCACGCCATTCCTGGCTTTGGAAGTAATTATCTGAGCCGTATTTTTTACGTATTGTCTGAGTGCGTTTTTCTTGGAACTTTTTAACTTTACTTGGGTTATCAGAGCCATATAGATCTACTAACTTTGCCTTGATTTTATCCTTAATCTCTTCGGCTTGGTAGGGATTTTCTACGCCATATTTCTCCAAAAAGGTCTGCTTTGTTTTGCGTTGCTTTTGTTCGGATTGACCGGAATACTCAACACCATACCGTTCAAGGCATGTTTGCTTAGCCCGCTCTTTGACATCTGGGTGTTGTTGCGGGATTACACATCCGTATTTATTCAAACACGTTGTTCTGGTTTTCTTCGCTTTATTGCACCCACATGACGTAGTTTTGCCAACAAGCAGATCGTACTTTAAGATAATTCGTTCGGTGCCGCATTGACACCGACATAGTGCTTTTTGTGTCCGCTTATGGATATGCCCAATTACGGTCCATAGGCCAAAGGTTTGCCCAATTGGCAGCGGTTCAAATGAACGTTTAGCCTTGTTCTCCGTGGGCATCTATCCACTCCTTGAAGTAAAAGCTCATTGACTTTTGGAGCTTTTGTTTTTCCCGATAAGCATCCGCCAATGATTTCTGCGCTTCTTGGCTTTCCTCCGGTGGAGCTTCTTCCGGGGTACTTTCCGGGGTAGCACCCCCTTCTTGCGGGGCAGCTTCTTGCTGCATTCCCGCCATTTGGGTCTGAGCCTGCATGGCTTGAAGCTCAGCAGCCTGTTGCTCAATACCCAATTCGGCCTGCATATGGTCCATTTCGGGAGGCACCGCCTTAAGCTTTTGATAAGCTTCATTTAACGCTGGATCGATTATGAAATCATATTCTGGTTTTTTAGATGCGCCTGTTTCTCCAAAAAAGTCTTCCATGAATCGCCCATAAAGCATGTAACGGCTGACATTTGCGTGGAAAAGTGGCGAAAGTGGCACATCGCCGCCATAAGGCACTGGCTCCGACTTTTCGGAGTCTGAGTACAAGCTAGACATTGTGGCAGTTGTTTGCAGTTCCTGGGTATGGCGAAGTACCACAGCGTCTCGCGTATCTTCGCCAACACCTGTATATGTCAGGCGAAATAGTTCGCGAGCCTCAGGAAAGTTCTCGTAAAGGATTTCGTTCAGGCCGTCATAGATGATATCAAGGACCATTCGAAGGCCGCGCTCTTCACCCTGAGTTATCTCATCTTGCTTGTTTGCTTGGCTTAGTCCGCCCTGCCCGATACTTAAGTGGCCATATCCCATCTCATGTGGCGAGATCTGCATGGCGGAACACAAGGCACGTACGATGTGCTCTTCGACTTGAAGCCACTCCATGTCTCTAGGTGTTGGATTTAATTGGACAAAACCAACCTTAACAGGGCCGGAAATGACAGGTGTAACTGCCGAGTTATCATTTCTCGTCACAAAGTTATGAAATTCCCGACGTAATGTATCCAAATCTTCATCAGATAGTGATGCTGCTGGATCGGTAGACTCAAGTGTCAGAATGCCTTTGGAGCCGATACCCTTCATAAACTGATTACGCAAATATCCCAATGTTTGCTGATGGATATAAACCATATAGACAGCCTGCTCAATCGGAGCCAGTGGATATCCTCGCAGATCAAACAGTGCTTGCTTTTGGAAATGCCAGACAGTCAGGTCTCGCTCGGTAAAAAAGTTTACATTCCTGCCCTCTACTCGCTGAATATAGGCATACGGTCTTTCTTCTTGAGGCATCTTATTGAATTCTTGAGCATCTTCAATCGACGGCTTTAGCGTCTCACGGCCAGTTCCAATGTAAGCATCTTGATCGTCCGCGAGATTATAGATGGTTTCAATAGGCACTGGTCTAAACAATACCGGAATGCCTTCTTCGTTTCTAAAGATTTGTGAACCACAGCGACCAAACGTCAATAAGTTTCTAATTTGCGCAGTAACAAAATCAGGCAAGTTGCAATTTTTAAATGTTCGGTCAGCTTCTGAAAAGACAGTATCAAGCAAAGCTTCATCATTATCGCCACAAGTCATCATCCACTTCAGGATAGCTTTCATTTGATTCTTACGTTGTTCTTGGGCTTTCTCAAATTGGTCACGGGTTTCAAAGTCTTCGAGGCGCAGCGGTTGGTTTTCTCGTATTCTCGTACCCTTATCGAACTTAGATTCTGAAGGTCTGCCACAGATAGAGCCTTGATTGCAACGTGTTGAA